TCCCACATTAGCATTAGGCCAGACAGTCGATAGGTACTGACTGACTACACGCTCAGTGCGGAAACCTCGTGTGCGCCTTGAATTAGCCATTTACCGCATGACACTTGCGACATTGCCAAGCACCAACTACAGGCTTTTCTTCCCTGATCACAATGTTTGCAACGATGTCTCTAGCTTCTGTTGGCTCATTACATAATTGACAGTTGATAATTTCTATGAATGGGATGTCATCAAAGTTTACCCATCCACCTAGTCCATCTGCATTATGTATCTCAATGTAACCCATTATGCTCTCGCTTTCTGTGGTTCCCATGTGCCTGAACTTGAGAGCTGATACCAAAGTGTTGGACACTTAGGCTCTGATCCCTGTACTCCAATGTGTCGGCAAAAATAGCCACCCCAAGCCCGGCCATTCTTCACGCCATCCTTAAACTCACGATCGCCATGTTTGCAGCTCGGCACTACTTTCTCTGTGCCCAGAATCTCTGCAACTGTGTTTACAGCTTGATCGATGGTTACGGGTGCAGGCACTTCCTTGATTAGTTCATCCTGCTCACCGAATGGTGTAGTCCAGTAATCCTTCTCAACTTTAGGAGCTGGAGCTTTGACTACCTTTGTCATTTCCTCTCGGCTTGCGCGTTTTCCTTTAGGAGCATAACCCGCATTTGCAAGCGCTCTGCCGATCGCCGAAGTCTCGCAATTCTCCAATGCTGAAGTCTGGTTAACACCTCGACTAGTAACTGTTTCTTCAGCCAGACCAGTTGCCCACGCAACACTATCTGTAGCAGTCTTAAATAGATACGCTTTAACAATGTATCTACTAGCCTCGATAACTTCCAACTCAGTTGAAATACGAAAATCTGGATAGTCCTTAATAAATTTCTCAAGTCTCACCTCTACTGGTTCATAGTCCGCTAAATTAAACATAAAGCCCATTCTCCTCTGTTGCTAGTTGTCCACCGAGTGCGCCGTAGCTGCATAGATCGACCCAGTTGTCGAGATGTTGTGCTGATTGATTAGTTCTTGCAAGTTTAACAAGTACCATGATCCCTGCCACCTGATAGTCATGTATTGGCATTTGTAAGTATGCACTAAGGAGCATTGCGGTGTGTTGGAGATTGTCTGCCGGGTGACCGTATGAAAGGCCACGATCAGAGATTGTGTCTGTGGCGTTGAGTAAGATGTCACGAGCTATCATTCTTGCCAAAATTCTTGTCTATTCACAGCTCGACCTCTGTGATAACCCTCGCGCTTGCCTCGCTCATAACCTGATTCCCAGACATGTGCGTAAATAATCCATAGTGCTAGTGGTATCAAAATCACCACTATGCCTACAACTTGATTGTCAGTCATCTTGCTCCTATCGCCCCAGAGCCCTCGTCTGGTTGCAGGCTTAGTGTTGCACAGCCCTGCGACTATTTATGTTTTATTTGATAACGAAACGATAACGATTCTGCCTCATCAACGGCATCGTCAATAGTCTTACGGACAGGAAAGATGTCTCTAACGAGGTCGTCCATAGACCTTGCCATTAACTATAAATGTGCCGTTCTTCTCTATGTAGATTAGATCAACTTGGACATTCTTACCATGCACATACATGATGGCAAATGCCTGTTGCCAATTAGCCGTTCCCTTGGTGTATGCGGCCTGTTTGAAGTCCATAAGGTTTCCTACCTCAACCCCATGCAAAACACGCCCCAAACGGCCTCCTATGGCTTCTGAGAAGGATGTGCGGCCTGCTCTGTGGGTATGGCCAGAGATGATGTTAGTGCCTGTACGCCTAGCCGCTTCCATTGCGCTTAGACCGCCTTGTGACTTAATAGGGGTATGGTCGCCATGCACTGCAACCCAGTTAGGTGCTAGCACCATAGGCTTCTTGTGGAAAGTAATCCCAAGCTCATCAAACTTCATAAACTTCTCAAAGCGAAGCTCTGGTAATGACAAGAATGATGGAATCTTCTTCATAATGATGTTGTAAATTCGATCCGTATGATTTGATCTTATGCAATCACTGACCCCCAGCTCCCACAAAAGTTCAACACAGCGATCACGATCATCGCCCAGAGTCTGCTCATAGGCTAAAGGTGTGCCATCTGACCACTTGCTTATTGTTTGGAAATCAATCTCATCGCCAATAGTGACGGTTTGATCTGGCTTGAAGGTTTGTAAGAACTTGGCAATGTTGCGTGTTACATGAACATCCTCAAAAGGTACTTGAAGATCAGACAGTATAACTATTCGCTTAATCGTCATCCTCATCTTCGTAATCGCCGAACCTTTCTGGATCGACTGGAGATGGCAAGATCCACGCAGGATAAGCTGTTGGCTCAATGATGATTGCTAATGCTAAATCAACATCCATGCCTGCTCTACGCAATGCTCTATACATTTCTTGGAGGCTAATAGCCCAAGCATCAAGAGCTGTGTAAGTGTCTAGGTCTATAACCTTTTTTCTTGCCATAGGATAATTGTCACTTCTCTAAGATACGAAGGATAGTTTCGACACGCGCTTCAAGTAAGTTAATCTGGTCGCGCATTGATGAGCCACTATTTGGCTTTAGCTCTTGAAGATAGTGCTTTACTAGCCATCGCACCGAGCCAATAAATGAACCAATAACGGTCGTGGCAGCAACAGCAAGAACCGCCATGTCCTGCGCAATCATTATCGTTTAGGTGAGGCATAACCAAAGACGCCAGATAGAACTGACCACAAGATTGCTCTGTAGTCTGCATCAAAATTAGTTGCTGACCATGCTGCAAGGAAGGCTCCAGCTGCAAGGATGATTGGATTCTTTAGGTTCATAGTTTTCCGCCTAACATAGGTATTTGATAAAATTCACCGCGTAAGTCAGCTTCTTTCTTAAAGCTGAAATGAGCGTGGTGAGTGTGTTTGTTAGCCCCTGTTGTGTACTTGCGCCACTTCCACCTAAGAATAGGGGAGCAGATTTGCCCGTCAAAAATAATGTAAGCGATACGCTTTTCAGATCCCTTTTTACAGGCTGCACGAATTTGATCAACAAGGTCGGGCATGAGGTCGGGCTTGGCCTTTCCGGATAAGTCACGATCGATGTCGATGGCGCGTACCCAGCCTTGCTCATCTGGATTATGATCAGACTTACGAGCACCATGTCTGGTATCACCGATCCAACCATCCGATGTGCGGTCACGATCGCTGAAGGCATCATCGAACTGCTCACGAAGCTGCACTCCTGCTTTAGACAGTCTTGGCTGCTTCATTGGCCTTTAGTTCATCATAAGTAGATTTAAGCATTGAGGTAAATTCCCCATTGCCTCTGTCAATGATGGCGTGTGTTTGTACGCCCTCTAAAGTTTCAATTTCAATAAAAGTAACATTTTCCATTTTATAACTCCGCATTAAAGGCGATGTAACCCGCCGTTGAATTGTTTGCTCTAAAAATAGTAGCATCTCCAGCAGCATTAAACGCACCTGTTGCAAAAAACGCTAATAATGCAGTTGAGTTTCCATTATACTGAATTGTCAATGATGAAGGTGCGGTTACTGCGGCATCCGTATTGTTGCTCGCGCCAACATTTGAATAGTCTAAACTAGATGGGTTTATACGCATTCGAACTGGAAAATTTATTAACATTCTTGCTTGGTCTACAGACACGACTTGACCTAAACTAAATGCCCCATAAGTTGTTCCTGGATTATTGCGGTAGTAATACCTTTGACATAATGCTAGTTCACCTTGAATCGAACCACTTGCAGTTTCAAAGGCTGTAGCAGTCGATCCTGCTTCAACCTGTACACCCCAGATGTCAAAAGTGTTTGATTGAATGCCGAGTGAACCATTACGAGAATTGAAAGTAGTGCCAGAGGATACCCAGAGATTTATAGCACTAGATGAAGTGTTTGCTGTTGTTCCTACAGTTTTTCCTGCAATCGAAGGTACTGCTACAGTTAAAGAATAACGAGCCCAAGAAGTTGAAAGAGTTACCTGACCAGCATAAGTTTGAGTAGTAGAAGAAGGAGAACCCCCAGAGCCAAAGTATTGCTCTACTTCTCCTGCAATTTTAGGTGTTCCCGTTGCAGCTTTAGCCCAAAAAGAGATAGTAACTGTCTGACCAGCGATTGATCTAACATCTTCAATAAATTGTTCAAAAAGAGTAAAAACGCCAGCAGCGCTTTGACCAGTTGTAACACATCTTAAAAAGTTTCTTGCCTCATAACCAGCAACAGGCGCGGCTCCTGCTGTAAAAGTTTGCGCTGAAAAAGTAGCAGTACCACTAGAGCCATCTGTAACATTTTGCCAACGATCAAAACCATAACCTGTTGCAGTAGATGATGAGAAATTTCTTTGATTCACAAAAAAGTCACCGTTGATCAACCTGTTTTTGCCAGCATAGAAGTTATTGGTCTGGCCGATAAGGTTGATTGTGCCATTGGTCGAATTGATGTCATCGGCCGAAAAGACATCACCATTGGCATAGGTGGTTTTGGCTGGTAATCCTACTGGCATGATTGTTTCTCCATAGTCCTATTCTAGTACATCACATCAAGTAA